CTAAAGGTTATAGGAGTACCCACAACCAACGCACCAGTAGTGTTACATGTTATAGAATTGGTAGAACTGTTAGTTCTAGTTACTGTACCGGTTGAACCCAATATCATTTTATTACCATTATGGTACACTATAGGATCAGTCCATACTGCACCAGTACCTACCTGAATGATTACATACATACTGCCGGTACCGTCTGATAACGCCATTGTAGGACCAGCAGTACCTGTACTGATATTATATGTTTGTGATATGGTTATTCTCTTTGATACTTGGCTTACAGTTTTAACATAATATATAGTATCTTCTAATATTCCACCGAAGGTCAAACCTTGGAATGTTATTGAACTATTCACTACGAAATCATCTACATTTTCACATAATATAGAATTATTTGCTGAATCTGTCTCAGTAGCAATTGTGTCTTTTGGTTGCGAATTTGGTCTAATAACACCGCTACCATTATATATGGTTGCTGCATAGTTACAGTTAACTTCAATCTCATTCCAGCCAGTGGTAGTGTTTATTCTGATTGGATCTGTTTTTGTACTTGCTTTAACTAACTGATTACCGTTTCCTACTTCATAAACATCAATTCTCAATCTATCTGACACTGGCAAGAATGTTAAAGGTGATGCTAATGTTAGTACATTGTTGATCCAATCGACAGAATATGTAGGTTCGTAAACTGTTGTTGCTAGTCCAGTAGTCCCATTGATAACATATACTGCTAAAGATATAGGATTTTCCGCGACATAGCTGAAGTCATAATTCACTTGGGTACCTGATGTAGGAATGTATTCTCTAGAGACTACATTATATCCCACGTGTGCATAAACAGCAGCATCCCAATCAGTGCCAGGTCTAGTAGCTACTGTCATAGTCATCGTATCAGTAACGACACCAGGAACCAATTCCTCAGGACCGTAGCCAAACTCAAACTCTGCTCCTTGTACATCATATACAGTTGCTTGAGGTGCAAACACTGATGATTCAGTCCAAGTAGTTCCGTTATCAGAACTTACTAAGATAGTGTTATTGTCACCCACTGCGATCCAAGTACTATCATCTGCATTAAATGTTATACCATTCAAGTTTTCAGTAGTTCCTGAAGTCATAGTAGCCCATGACGTACCATTTGTTGAACGTCTTACTATACCGCTGTCTCCCACTGCAATAAATCTATTATTTGCAAAATGAACATCACGCAGAGTGAGCGTTCTAGGGTATGCGTACATATAAGTTCTTTCAGACGGTTGTGCTGCACTTAGCGCAATTACTGCTCCGCCTGCAGTCAAACTCAATTGAACATTATTACCAGATATGGTTTTTATGTAGTATGTAGTACCTGAAGAAAGATTGTTGAATGATGAAGTAAATCTTACAGGATCGTTCACTGAGAAGCCTACAATATTACCAAGATTCAATTGATCAGCAACATCATTTACCCCAGATATATACACATCATTTACTGCATACCAATTTCCACCGTCAGTACTATTGAAGATTGCACCGTCTTCACCAACTGCAACTATAGTAGTGCTGCTATTGGTTACTCCGTAAAATCCTTTGGAGCTGATGAAAGGTATTTGTCCCCAATTAATTCCGTCGCTACTTATAAACAATAAGTTTACATTTACTGTCACACCTATTCCGCTTGAATAGTCTATTTCTTGACCTTTACCCACAACAACAAAGCCAGTATAAAGAGTCATGTCTACACCCTTAACTCCATATAATATATTAGTTAAGTCTGGATTAGTAAACGCAAAACGTTGTCTCCAAATGTAAGTATCATCACTTGATACAATGTTCTCTCCTACCGCTACCCATGTATTATTTAAGTATGAAACAGAATTTAGGTACAATGAGCTTACACTCAATGCGGTAAAATCATATGAGGTTATGTCATACGGCACTGATCCATATGGGGTATAGTAACCATTTGTAGTCCATGTAATGCCGTCTTGACTTCTGAATAACGGGGTAGCTGCATTATTAGTCGTAAGAATATAATAGCCACCTTCATATATGATATCAGTAGTAGACAAATTAGTATTAGCTAGCTTGTCAATTTCCCATTGATTTGCATCCGTGCTTCCAATTACGCTTGAGTATGTAGGTGTGTCCGCGGCTGCAAGATAAGTTACTCCATTCCATACTACTGAGTTAATATCAACTTCAGTAGGGTAAAACGGCTGATCTTGTAGTATAGTGTCTAGTGCAAATTGTTGGGCTGGTGCAAATGCATTTCCTAGATACGTACTATTAGGATAAGTCACCCCCTCAAACAATTGAGTCAAATCTACACCGGGCATATTATCTGTAGGTTGATAGTAACCCAAAACGCGATCCATTGCATTTAATCTACGATCACCGGACGTCAGTAATTCCCATTTGCCAAAAATAAACTCAGTGTCGTTATTGCTTACTACACAAACATAAACTCTATTATTGTACTTGACAATACTTTGATTAAAGATGAATGGTTCGGGTAACAATGCGTATGAACCAGCCTTAGCCATTGTATATGACTGTGGCGCTAATGCCGTAGTCAAGCTAATCGGTGAGCCACCAGGCATATCACTTACTTGAAGTGTCGTTGCAGTAAAATTAACATTGTCTATGATATAATATGTTTGTCCCACAGTCATACCACCAGTAATATTACCGGTGAATACAACTGCATCATTCACTGAGAATTCACTAGTAGAACTTACAGTAATTATATCAGTAGAAGCTTGTGTTTCTGTTACAGTAGTCTGACTGATGCCTATATAGGGCAATGTTAATCCACTTACAGCTACTGTCAGCAACTGATTTTCATATAATGCAAATTCAGTAGATGAAATTACTTTCAAGTAGTATTGGTTTGTTTCGCCCGGTACTAAACCATTACAGATTACATCTAAAATCTCACCAGTAGAACTTATACTGTTAACAGTTAACGTTAAGTTGTTTAGCGGCGTAGTTCCACCAATATTAGCTCCGTTAATAGTAATCACATTGTCTACTGCATAACCTGATGCACCATTGGTAATAATTACCCTATATCCTCCTAAGATATAACTTACGTCAAATACAGGAGTGCTTAATGGGGTTTGATCAACCGTCACACTAGAAGTCACTATCATGACGTTGGTACCGGTACCAGTACCAACCAATGTTATTAAGCTACCGGTAGTCGTCAATGATATATTAAATGTGTTTCCTACCTTATTTCGAACATAGTATGGTATATTTTCTGATATGCCTGTAGGTAAAGTGCTTCCTGTAGTTTTTCTAAATTCTACTTTTGTTAAGTTTGCTGGAGCAGCAGCAACAGTTACTGTGCCCGGTGTTCCTGCACCAAAGCTTGACACATTCTGTTGTGTATTTCCAGGGTTGATCGCTGATCCGCCGGGTGCAGAAGAACACACTTGTATATAAGGAAATCCAGTTCCTGTCATCAAACCGCTAGCGGTAGTGACGGTGACTACTGTTCCACCAGGCGAGTCAGACACAGTGAAACGATGATCATCGATAATTTCTTTTACGAAATATTCTAAATCAATAATCAATCCACCAATACTAGATCCGGAGAACACAATTGGCATATCAATGAATAATGATTCGGTCGTATCACATGTGATAGCATTTATAGACGATGATGTATAAGTTGCTTCAATCTCTATGGTACCTGAACCAACTACATAATAGGTAGTTCCTGAAACTAAGCTTCCTATACTAGTAGACACTTCAACTGGCATATTGACATAAATATCAGTCAGTGCCAAATATATGTTAGTTATAACAATACGATAAACATTAACAACTACTGTGTCAATAGTACGCTGTCCAATTAGTGCTGCGATATCGCGGGAAATCAGTGTAGTGTCAGTACCAGTGATTCCAGGATATTGACCAGATGTGTTGTACAACGTAAATCTTTGACCATTTACTTGACCTGGACTTACTGGCAAACTGACGTTTACTATCATATTATTACCAGTTGCAGTGGTTAAAGTAACAATATCTACTTGGCTAGTAAGAAGTGCAGATGTATTTGCAGCAGGCGATACTGCTGTTAATGATATTACTGGACCGTTAATTGTAGCAGATACACGCAACGAATTAGAACTAGTAATTGCAGAAACATAGTACGTAGTACCGGATGTTAACCCGCCAAATGTAGTTCCTGAAACTCCTGCTTCCACCATTGTGTTAATAATTATTGGATCATTGACTGACATTTGGTTAGTATCAGCATCTACGATCAGCGTATATTGATATTGCCCTACAGCCGGAGTTACACCAGCAACTTCTAGAATATTGTATGTTAATGGATTTTGTTTTTCAGACATTGTGAATGTCTGACTGTCTACTACGGTAGTTATATAGTAAACTTGATTCTCAATCACTCCACCAAATACACCGTTGTTAGGTAATGTGTTGTCACTTCCTGTAAAGAAGATAGGTAAGTTAATATAGAACCCTGCAGTACCCCCGCTTCCAGTTAAGTTTAATGGAACTGTCAACTTGTTAGTCACCGCTTGAGTCGCAGTAACGTTCATTATACCAGGATAGTTAACTGTAATAACAGCAGCATCAGTTACCTCACCAACGTAGCATTCTAGACCAGCTGGACCTATTGTATAGCTACTCAATGCCTGAATTGGACTACCAGTCGAATTCTGTGACACGGTGAAATCAGTTTGATTTAAAATACTATGTACGTAGTAAACTGCTTCATTTACTAACCCACTAGTACCCACTTCACCTTTGAATTTTACTGGCATGCCGATATAGAAACCTAGCGTACCACCAGATGCATTTGGATTACCAGATCCATCATCTTGAAGATTTAGTCTTATACAATCATTAGCATCAATAGTTGATGTAACAGTTCTGATAAAGGAACTATACGTTACCGTTCTATCGTTTCTTACATCAACGATCTCAAAAGCTACCCCTTGGGCGCTTGCTAATATAGAATTAATTGGAGGTTGACTACTTTCTAGAGAAATTGAAGAACTTGCTACTGACTCGCTATTCGAATATGTTCCAGCATAGTATGCTCCGTAGTATCTTCCGGCTGCCCATTCAATAATATCTGAATTGTAGGTTGTTCTATCAAAACGTAGCACAATGTTATTTTCTCTGACTGGAATCGCAGAAGATATTGCGCTTGCTCTTGCACCTACATTTAACTTATGCGTGCCAGTGCCAGTACTATACAAAGTAATTCTATCATGATCATTTATAGAATCTGTATAATTTGCATATAGACCAACAACTACTGATGGTACTGTTTCTAGCACATTAATATAATACCATTGATTATGTTCTAATCCACCCACCGAAGTACCAGATGATACCTTATATTGAATAAGGTCCCCTGTTTGTAATAGTGGTGCAAACAATTGAATAGTGTTGAAAGTAGTATTAACCTGAGTACTTTCAAAGTTGATAACCACCGCCGGATCGATTACTATCTTAGGTAGCACCGCATAACCTTGTCCTGGATCTTCTACATCAATTCTTAGTACACTATCCAAATTCATGACCGCAGTCAGTACCGCAGGTCTAACTGGTGCTGGATACAATATAGGATCAATGTAAGCTGTTACTTTTGGAGGTTCAGGATATGCTCTACCGCCGTCCAATACTAGCACCGCCGGCAAGTCTATGTAAATCAATGTGTTTGGTACATGTGTACTTATTGAAGTTCCATTTACACCACGTGTCAATCCGGATAACACATTCAATGATCTATCTACTGATGCATACCCAATCTGTTCTTCACCTATTTGCACTATGCCATTGATCGGGAAACCTTGAGCGTTATCAACTGAGAACTCGTTTGAGTTTAACGAAATATAAGATTGCAATGTAGCTATTTGTACATCAGACTGTCCTGTTAAGCTTACTCCGTGATTTTGGTACCATTGAGAATATTCAGGTTGTTGCCATATTGGATTCTCTGGTAAGAAAGTATTGACATTGTTTGCATTTTGATAAACCAACTCAGGAGTAATAAATTGTTTAGTAGCTGCACTATATTTTGATGGTAAATCAAAATCAGTAATGTCGCCTTCAAATACGTCTGTTCCTGTATATTTGAATAAGAATTCTTTTATGACCACGTGATATGGTTTTATTTCATTCAAGTAACCTGATAAGAAGTCTTGATTATCACTTTGAAATACTTCAATAGGACGTAACTCTCTAATGGTATGACTTACATCTATAAATGATGTTTTATTCAACCAAGGCAAATAATTTTGATTTTCAGATGTTTCGCTTTGTATATATTCGAACAATAATATCAAACTCTTGTTTCTATAAATCAATAAGTCTTGAGTATAAATTTGTTCGTTAAGAGCCCTGATAATTTTTTTAGTTTCTTCGCTAGGATAAACATCATATATATCGGTGTCAAAGAAATTGTCGCCAAACCCTAATCTTACGGACGAGTAATCCCATAATGCAGACTTGAACGCGATAGTACCTCTTTGTAATCCTATTCGTCTCCAATTACCTGTGATTTCAAGTATGTATGTTTCTGCTCTACCAGTGTCATTTGCAGAAACCGTGACGATAGTACCTGACGGTACACTCAATGTAGATAAGTCTGCATATATTGATACTTGTAGGGCAGATTTAGTATTGTTATCGTATCTCGGTGCCCACCAGTTTACGAATTCCCAATAATCAGCAGTATCATAAAAATCACCTGATGTAGTCAAGAATGAAGCCTGTCTAATCTCAGTTATAGGATATTGAGCAAGTACAGTGTTTGCATATTGTAGATAGTTTTTCAATGCGGTGAAGCGATTATAGAAAAAGCTTTGTCTAGGTCTTGCTAATATACCAGATTGAACTGCTTTAGGAAGATATGGATTAGGAACAACTTGCCCTGAATCATCAACTCCAGACAAACTATCTAATAGTCTGTTGTATAATGAAACCGGTGGATCGGACGATTCAACTGCACCAGTGTGTGTGGCTGAAGTGTGATCAAGGGCGTACAGTGTTGTAGGTATTCCCGGTAAGAAATCACTTGCATATCCGTCACGAATTAGATTGTATTGTTGATGAGAAGGATCATCGTTTGATCCTGTTGCATATCCTATGTGTAATACACTATCATTTGCATTAAAATAATCACCTGAATTATACAATCCATACACACTAGGCAATAATGGGGTGAAATAACTTACACCAGATCCTTTTGGATTTTCTATATAGGACGCAATAATAGAGTCTGATAGTGTTTTTCCATTATCTGCAAATATTAAGTTTGTATTTCTGGCCCAGAAATAATAGACCGGTGTTAGTGCGCCGGCAGCGTTTATTATATACTGGATAGAATACACTGTGGTGTCATATGGAGTACCAGGACCTTGGTATGCAGTAGGAGGTACATTGCTTGCTACCCAGCTATAAACTGCTACATCACTACCAGGGAATAACGTAGCCCAATATTGACTATTATACGATACATCATTGTTCTGATGATAGTTTACATATCGCATATTTCTTGTATTCAACCAAATCTGACCAAGCTGTGCTGCTCCCCAAACAATCCCACCTTGTACAACTCCGGAGTTATTATACTGCGCAGGATCGTCATTAGAAACGATATCGATATTTTGTCTTGCTGCACCTAATATTTTTCCTTGAAGTGGATCAATATAATCCAAATTAATCAATGTATTATTTGTCTCTGCACTGAATAGTTGAATGTTAAAGATTCTATTAGTATCAACTACTGGAGCGGAGTATCTATATAAAGACCAATCTTTAACACCTGTACTGTTAGCATATGTTATTACTTGTCCTGCTAACTCAGTTCCAGTGGTGCTACCGTAATCATTAGGAGTGCCAATAATTACTGAGTACTGATCAAAGTCTACTGAAGTTCCATATCTAGGTTGATTACTATAAACTAGGTTTTGTGCATTAACACTTTGAGCATATACAAATTTACCAGTGTTCAACAGATTCTCATCATATTGAGAAACATAATCGAACATGTACACCGCGCCTGCATTTGGATATTGATCTATCCATTGTGTTGCATTGTTGTCAAATAATGTATCGTCATCTTGATTTTCATCATCAGAGAAATCAAATGTTGTAGCAGCATATCTTGTGCCAACCGGGGCGCTTGCAACAAATGAGTCAAACTCATTAAATTTTACTAAGGTACCAAATTGTGTAGGTCCTTGTCTATGCGGACAGTGAATCTTTTGCGTATTGACATATATTTCAATACCCAATTCTCCTAACGTACTGGTGTCCAATACACCTAAAACCAGCTTCTCATTGACTTGTGCTAGTTCGGTGTCTGTCAAAGACAGGACTAACTTACCATCCAAATTACTAGCAGATATATTAGTTATGTTAGATGAGTTTATTGCGTTTGCAACAGTAGTTGCATCTCCGGCTGGTAGATATACAAGATATCCATTTATCAACATTGTTCTAATAGTAGTAACATTACAATCAGTAGTTCCTGTTATGGTTCCGTACTTGGCGCCTGCATCAGTGAATCTGTATACCGCACCTTCTTCAAATTGAGAATTTAATTGAAACGGTGCACCAACTATTACTTCACTAACATGAGTTGTTGTGCTTACACTAATACCAAATTGAGATCCTACTTGCGGTGTCTCACCTGTTGTGAGCGTTTGTGCTAATGTAAAATTGTTACTACTCACTGTTATTATATCACCAGCATTTAGTGAACCAGTGTACACTAGTGTATTGCTCACTACTGCATAATTATTATCGGTTATTAATGTTCCATTTCTAGACACGAATATAGGAGTAGTTTGTACATACGTAGGAACTGATATTGATGCCACTGTGTTAATAGCAATTGGAGTAACACTATCTCTTGTTTCTTTAATTGAAACAGTGCTTCCCACTATGCTGTTTACATAGTAAACCTTATTTGCAATAATTTCTGTACCGGCTAGACCAGAGCCAGTAAACATTATAGGATCGTCAACTGATATACCTGATACGCTGCTCAATGTAATATAGTCACCTACTGCATTTGTTGCTGTTGCAGTAACTGTAGTGACTGCAGGTGACCAAGCAAGCTGTAGAGTTTGTGTGGCGGGTGATATGCTAGAATATTGAATTTCAATGTTTTGAACAGTGCGATCAAATACGTATGCGTATCCCCAATTATCTACGGTAGCACTATAATCTTGATTAGGCGCACCAATTACTACACAGTCTCCGTAATAATCTACCCCAATGGAATAACCAAAATTATCACCCGATACCAAACCACCTATAGTTAGATAAGTAGAATACTCGAATTCACCGGTTAACTGAGATTTTCTATACACATACACTCTGTTTAGGTCGATAGCTGAAATATACAACCAACTTTGATCGCCTGACATTGCCACTGCACTGCCCCAATTGGTCGATCCGCCTTGTGCAGCTATTGCAGTTTGGTAAACTACTAGGTCGTCAGATGCAATAGTATTATTAAGTTTGTAAATATGTACTTTAGGTGTTCCTGTAGGCTCTGATATAGCATACAAATCTCCTGCATGTGCAATAGTTGCACCAAAACTAGTGCCAGATGATAGTGTTTGTGCTAACTGATATGAGTCAGTAAGATCATTATAGGTATATCTATATACGTACCCTGCGTCAGCATCGCCTATCAAGTATCCCAACTGTTGTCCTGTAGCTACTGCGCTACCATAAGATTGAGTCGATGTTTTTGTAAATTTACGTTGATACTGATAGTTTATACTCTTTCTGTATACTCCCCATGAACCACTTGTGTCGGTATCTACCCACACGGTGTTCTTTATGAATTCACTATCTAACAATGGTAAGGTGTCAATATCTGCAGGAGTATCAACTCTCTGAGAGGTAAATTTCATACCAACACCTTGACCTTGGATCAGTTTAATACTAGGATCTAATGTTTTGCTTATCAACACCTTGTATTGATCGATGACGATAGTAACCAAATAATAGCCATCTATTGAAGGATCAAGATTTACAATAGAGAAAGGCTGATATTGTACTAAGTTATGTGGATTATTAAATGTTATTGTTACAGTATCATTTAAGTTATTTTTTGCGCTAAGAACTTGCCCTATTGCAACAGGAGTGAACACTTCCCATTTTTCTAAATAATTTGCCAACCATACATAATCTCTTACATAGAAATTCTGTATAGGTATTACAACACCGTTTTGATTGACCCCTAACGGTAGTTGAGCGTAGAAGAATGATGACATTTTTACGTCATTATAATTAACGTACCCTGCATCGGGGAATACTAATGTAGGAGTACTACTGTTTACTGTAGGTAATACGTTTACATCGGATATTGGTCTTCCGTAGTTAAATAGAGAGTATATAGGAACTTCTTGTTGTACCCCATTGTTATACAACCCATTAGTCAATCCTACTATGGCAGGATTTCCGGTCATGTAATTTTGATTGACCTTAAATTCTATAAAGTTACTGTTTAATACTCCACCAAATTCTCCTGACTTAATAGCCCAGTTTTCATATATGTCATAGTCAATTCCACCTTGAGGTAGTCGGGCACCTTTAAATGCGCTAGCAGCATTTAGTGTGCCCTTAGACTTGATAAGATTTCTATAGACATTAACCTGAGTAATGTCTGTCAAATCTGCTAATGCCAAATAATCCCTAGGTCTATATCCAATTAGACTAAAACTTAATAGGTCTGCATCATTTTCAAGATTGGCTTGATTAATGTCGTAGTATAAAGTGCTTTCATAACTACGTGTACTTGAGTTAGGTAGCAATCCCTTTTGAATCTCATCATAATCAGTGCGCTTCCAATCTTCTTCGGTGAAAAGCTCACTTGCTTGAATGATCTTTAGCGCAGTCCAATACTTGTTTTTGTACTTTACTATCTCACCTTTAGTATATTTGATGGTTCTATTCCATTCCTTAATATTATCTTGATTATAGATAAATCCAGAAACATCAACTGTACCGTCCCATGCCGCAGATTTTGTACCACGAACCGAGATACGAGTTTGGCGTAGTCCTGTAGTTAGATTGTATATTATGTCACCGAACAATGTCACGTTGTTGAAAACGATACCGTGTTCAAAATTACTTACATTAAATTGCCCATATGATAGAGTGTCTCCGTCATTTAATGCTGTGGCAGTAAATGCAGTTCCTTCACGAATTATTGCTAAATCTTTAGACTGTACAGGATATAAATTTTGATTTAAAATAAAGTTTGTTTGTTGAATCGTTAACGGTTGAACGATATTACTATCTTTATTAATTTTTAATGTTCTAGCAGCAGGATTTAATGTCACAACACTGCCTGTTTCCCATCCAGTCTGAGCCCAGTACAGGAACTCGGCTGTCATTTGATTCCAGTTAATTTCTAGATCATTGTCTTGTACATCAAAAACCATTCCAGCATCAACTAGATAAGCAGCATAGTCATTTAAGAACTGTGCTACTTCCTGCACTGTGTACATTATTGTGCCGTAAGGTACAATTTGCTCTTGATTATAATGATCTACTGTAATTTTAACTTTTAAATTTTCAACTTCAATGTTGATAAAATTTCCTGCATATTTAGGCTTTAATGTTCTAAAATACGCAGACATTTGAGAATTACCAAACACACTGAATCCACCGTCTACAATTTGAATTATGACGGATGAGTAGACGATTCTGTTGAAAGGTTGATTGTCATACAACAAAACTGCGTAGCTTTCATCTGGTATTAATAGAGAAGCATTTCTACTATTAGGTGTTCCTTTTTCTACGTAGAACTTTAATAATGTTTTGTCACTAAAACCAGCAAGTCTGTAAACTAATCTCACATCCATGTTAGCTAGTAGGGTCTTAATATTTTCAGTTGCTGCTACACCTGCTTGCTTTTCATAATCAACTATCCAATTGATATAGCTAGTTACAGGAGTACCAGAACCGTATACATCAATATCAGTCAATTTCAAATGGCTACGATCATTAAGTAGATATTGATTAAATTCAACATTGTATTTGTAGTGATCAATATCAACTGCTAAGTTGAAGAATTCAGCAGGCTTCATTAGAGCCATCAATCTAATTAAATCAAACGGATAAGAACTGCTTCTACGATAACTAAATTCTACCGGAGCATCGTCTCCCACTTTCCAATCACGTTGGAATAAGTTTTGATTAAAATTACCTACTATACAATACAGAGGTGACAATAAGTTACCTGCGCTATCTACTGGTATCACATCTAGCAAGCCAGGACGCACCGCGTTTTTTATAGTTATTGGGTTACCGTTATTCCAATCAATGCCCTCAGCAAGGTCATTCCATAGCACTAAGTTGTCACTTGTGTAGGGGGCAGGTCCATATCTAGAAGTCCACCAATTTGGTTGCTCCGTGAAACCCAACATTTCCCATGGAGTAGTGTTAGGAGTAGTAGTGTCGTAGAAGAATTGATATATGCCTCTCCAATATCCTTGGAATATAGGGTCGTTATTAATTGCATTTCCACTTTGGAAATAATTATATGTAAAGCTGTCGTTCGTGTTGTATAGTTGTTTCTTGTAGTTTAATCTATTCTGTCCTATCCAATTCAAGAATGCAGGAGTATACATCATCAACCATTCTTCGTTAGAGTAGTCAATATCTCTAAAGAATCCGGGTACTATCTCATACGCTTGTATAGGGATCACTGCACTTAGTTTTAAGTTATTATAGATTCTCTGTTCGAACTCAAGCAGAACCTGATCTCTAAAATCAGTTAAGACTCCACTGATCGGATCATATTCTCCATATAGTCTATTGTATGACCCATCGTGTCCTTTTATGAAATAAGTCGGGGTGGTGTAATCGCTATCTAGTATTACTGTAGGGATGTGTGCAGGATATAATCCTAATTTGGTAGGAGTATTGGGAACATAAGATCCGTATGTTTGTGTATACTCTTTGATGGTTATGCTATCACCAGGCAACAAGTCTAGAGTGACAGTCAATGAAGGTGTAGTATCACTTATAGTATAATCCTGCCCTTTAATTAACTGTGCAAAAGTAGTTACTCCATTAGTAGTTCTTGTTAAGTATACAAGTACACCATAATAGTTTGCGGTCGCAAAATCGTAGATTCTAGAAAGTGGATAAATGCTTACATCTAGACTATTAGCGAAAGAATATACATTTGTTATATACGCAGCCTTGCTGGGCAGCATATCGCTCCAGAAGAATGGTTGAGAATCTGTCTTAGACGCAGTGATCTGATCCATTGCATCATCTAGTAATACAGAAGGATTATATATCTGTGTATAATCTGCATTTTCAACAGTGTTAACTAACAAGTTTTTAAACTTGATGTACTCTCTACTGTTGAACAACAAAGCGTTAAACAGATTATGTTCTTGTTTTCTCAAGAAAGCACCGGGCAATGCCAACGATGCACTATTTTGAATAATGCGATTTCCCCATGGTACTAAGTTACCCAAGTCCCTAAAGTTATTAGGTCCAAAGACATTACCATTAGTATTGGGATTATTATAGAAAATACTTTGATATTGTCCTCTAATATCACCTATATTTGCAGTAGTCAAATCTGCGTTTAACGGGTTGTTATTCAGATTGACAGGTATTTGATAGTAAGCAGTTTGACTTACTTGATTGCTTAAAAGCTGAATTTGAATTACGGTGTTAATATTTGGTAATGATGTTAATGTTACCACTGTTGTATTTGGTTCTACCGTTACAGTATATGAACTAGCAGGCTGTCTTACGTTGTTGATATAAACTGCAATGGTAGGCCAATTTGTGTTGCCGCCCGGCAACATTGAAATATCACAACGGTAAGTATTGGTTGGTACTAACACATCATAATCAAATTCAAAAATTTGATATTGTACGCTAGGAGATACTGCTGTTTGCCAACCTATTTGTCTAACGCGATCTTCTCGGTTTCTATATTGAAATACATACCCTGTATTAACCAATTGAGTAATAGGTGTAGTGCCGCTAACATAATCGAAAGTGTCTACGTTTAATGAAACATCAAAACTTATATCACCTACGTTGTCTACCGCACTGTATCGTATAGGAAATCCTAAAATACTATCATCTAATCCAAAACCAACACCGTATGCAAATAATTTACATCCTATAAATGAAGTACCTACGTAAACATCAGAGTTACCAAAACTTATATTGTTTTCATCAAATACATCAAAAAACGGTGGCTGATTTACTGTAATTTTTTGTTGCGCTTCTATCCAATCTAGTCCATCAAAATAAAATTCTTTACCTTGATTGTAGTATCCACGTAGAGCAACAGTTTGTTGGTCTGGTAGTACTAGTCCATTTTCTACTTCAGTTAAAGTAATTACTGGGGTTGATGATCCAGTAACGCTAGAAAATCTTGAGACATAAATTTTATTTTTTACATTTTCATTAGTATCTGCTGTAAAAACTACAGTAGATCCATCAAACAATGCATAATTATCATTGGTTGTGTCAGTTCCTATTAACTGAACTGCTGATGTAGTAGGGATATATCCGGTGTCACCGATATCCCATCCAACTTCAAGAGTCAATGTAGTAGTACCTGAAATGGCTAATATTTGAGTGTTGGTTGGTAGCTTATTTGCCGAATCAGAAACATATTGTCCTACAGTAAATGCACCAACAACATCATCGGCTAATACAGTTACAAGTGTGCTTTGCGGAGCCCAAACTAGAGTACAACTTCCGGATCCAGTCGTAGGAGAAAAAAGATCGCCATATTTAGTAGTAGCTAGTTTAAATTCAGTAGGGCTAACTACTTCATAAACAAAATATGTAGTACCGGTCACTGTTCCGCCTATTGTAGGTACAGAGTTAAAAATTATAGAGTCACCTACTCTAAAACCTGATGTACTATTACATGTAAAAATCTTTGTAAGTGCTGATGCTGCCGTAACTGTCCTGGTAGGTGTATAATTAGTTGAGGTTATTGAAGCATTATATGATGTATATACCTCTACATCGGGGTAATAGTTTTCTTGGCCGGCTACTAAGCTAAACGCATCCGTCGTTCTAACATCAATGAAGTCTACCGGATCTTTTCCTTCAGCACCTGAGTTGAACAATCTAATATTTGGATAAAATTCAACGATAGGTCTTTTTGCTTTATACTCACTGGTTGCATACAATGTAATCAACTCAGGATTGTTATTGTATTGTGCTGTTGCATTAATAACATCAATGTGAAACCAACGATTACTACGAGACCATGAATTTCTATCAATAGAGTTTCTTGCAATAGTGATATAGTCTGGTGTTATAGGTATGTACGAATTACCTTCCCATGCACTCATTCCCCATGGCGTAGTATCCCATGGCACATATGCGGTAGAAGTAAAAGACTCAGGTGCAATCAAATTTTGCACAGGTAATAATTCAATAGAAGTACCTACACTTTCTACATAATACTCGCCGGCTTTATACGATACAGGAGTTATATTACCTTGAAACGAAACTTTTAGTCCGTTAGTAAATACAATACCATTTGTTGAGGTGTATTGCGTTTTTCCTAAGATATCTCTTTCAACATCAATAGTATTGAGAGTGTTACTTTCGATTAACCGTATAATACCTACTTTATCTGCTGATATACTATCTTGATAATATAAAGTATCTAGCGGAGCACTTATATAGGGAATCAGTACAATAGCGCCTGCATCATTTCTATAGAATGATCTAGAAATCCATTGAGTTCCATACACAGCAGTAATTTTTTCATTTACTGGAATCTCACCGTTAGGTATCAATCTAATTACCGGATTTGAAGGATCACCAACGTAAGTAATAGTGTAAAAATTCTCACTAACATTAGTATAAAAACCTTCTTCAAATTGCCCTTGATTGGTATACCCAGTCATTGATCCGGATGCAGTACTTAATGGTATTTGACTTCCGTACGGCTTTAACGATATAGAAAACTGTGTAGGGCTTGTAATAGATTCTACATAATATAAGGTATTTGGTGCAGTCTCTGAGTAGTTTTGTATTCCACCGAATTCAGTTACTCCGGAAAAAGTGATAGAATTTCCTACTACTAAATTTGCTGTACTGTTGCAAGTTATAAGATTTCCTGATGCGTTAGTAGCAGTAACTGATATAGTCTGTATTGCATTTAGGTCATTATTGTAGTCGTATGCAGTATAGTCATAGAAATTAGACACATACCCAATTTCATATGGTTCACCTGTGTTATAGAACATAACACGTAACCCTTGAAGTGCGGTCACCCCATCTATGTTTACTACTTCACTTAATGGTTTTCCATTAATTGTACTGAACGGAAACGTGCATACTACGTCTGTTAAGTTATTTCCTGGGAAGTTATATTGATTTTGTGCATCTTTTTGTGGCACTGTAAATGTAACTATGCCCTCACTAGCACCGTTATTATCTACTCCTAAAACATCACGTGTTTGTAGGTTAGGTTGAGTTGGACTAAACCCAGTTACACCTGGTTGACCTTGTATCCAAAATTGACCATCCTGATTTACTGCAAACGAATATGTACCTCCACGCAACAATGTTAGTGTGGGGTTTGTAGTACCTTGACTTTCTGCTACGGTTATAGGAACTATATTGTAGCCATTTACTACGTCATAAACAATGTAGTCATTTGAAGAAAACACTGTCTCGGCTGATACTACAACTCTCTCAGGTCCTTCAGGTATCCAATAGTATTGGTTGAAGTTAATGATTTTATCTAGATTTGTGAACGAATCCCAAGAATAGAATTCGCTAGTGAACATTCTATCGTTATTGTTAGTAACTCCGCCTTCGACTTTTAGCGCATCAATTATGCCTGGATAACTAATAAAGTCTTGTGCAACTGATTCATTAGTCTTAGTAAACACTACTCCCGGATCGAGTTGATAGTCTTTTCGTGTTTTAGTTGGTTCGGTGACATAATAGTCTTTAGCATTAATACCGTAACCAAATTTACTACCAATGTATCCTTCAATCTTTCTCGTTTCAGGTTGAGATACTATCTGATCTAACGATGCAGCTAAAAACTGAGCGTTAGATGGTGTTTTGAATATCTCTGGTAAAAAATTTAATGTTCTGATTCTGGTTGCCATAATATATTACTTATCTAATTTGTAACTCGGCTGGTGTCAATGCTGCTATTACTACAATGTCATTTGCAGTAGCAGCGTTAACAAATATTTCGTAAGGTGAGCACTTAATTTCATACAAATCACCGAACGCCATATTGGGATCGTTTGGTACTAATACAGCAGAACTAATTAATTCCCCTACTTGATTATGCAGATATGCACTTAGCTCTGAGAAGTAGAAGGTATCTCCAAAGTTCCAATTATTAATAGCAAAATAGTCGTTCATAGATGCTAACACCGAACTGCGAATTTCGCTATCACTTGCGTTGGTATTGGATGTTTTAATGACTTTAATAGTCGCTCTCAAATTTGCAGATGCTTTGGGCCCAAACAAAGGCTTAAAGACTACGCTGTTTAGAACAACGCTATCACTTAGCATTTTGTAATTTTTCAATTGACCGTATTCATCATTTAATTCATTGATTGTTGGTTTGGGCGGAATAGGTACAGTATTTGTTGTATCTTGAATATAGTTTGTGTACTGTGTGTAATATGATTGAGTTACTACGTACAAATCGATAATGTTAGTTGTGGCAGGATCGATACGAGTAGTATTATTACTATTGTGTCTATACTGAAACTGTAATCCTTGACGCCCGGGTTTTATAGAGTATTGGGGTTGCTCTACTAAAATGTAATAAGGAGTAGTTACCGTGCTGTCCTGTACTGTTTTCCAAAAAGTATTTTCACCATATGCATAGAATAACTGTCCTAACGGGTACTCGTATTTTACAACTTCTATTTGAGTCTTAGTTTGGTATTGAACTACTTCGTTAGTAGGAACAATCTGATATCTAGACAGGTTAATAGCATCTTCGACTAGTTCAAAGAATACATATATACCTGTATTGGCTCCACCATTAACATAACCGGTGATTGTGTAGAAGAAGTCAGGATTTAATATTAATCCTCTGTTATTGATATCGTTGCTAGCTACTTCAACTTCAAAATCATTTATATAACCATCACTCTCTACTGTCTGCCCTACTATATTAACCTGAACATCTTTGGATAGAGGGTAGTTAGATGTAGGTTGAGTATTCGTTGACAGCATTTTAATAAAGTCTTGTAGTATCTTTCCTGAGAAAGGATCATACACTAATTTGTCGCGCTCAAAGCTAAATCTAGTATCAGATACACTTCCAAAATAGTATCTTAGTGAACGGTATGTTACTAGATATCTATTACCTGGTTCACTTATAAATTGCACAAACCAGTTCGTAGAATCATTTTGTTTAATGCTCCATCTATCTTGTCCGATAGATAATGAATTATCAAAAATTAGTGAAAAGTTCTGCTGCAACTCCATACGAATGATACATTCTTGTACTATTTCATTTGATAATGAATTATCGAATGCCGGAAGTACTGTTGTTATTGTACATCCATTAGGAACATAACCATTCAATGTTACCGGGCCAGTACCGTTAACGAACGAACCCTGACCGTTGTTGTAACCATCTCCTATTACTCCTAGTGCAGTAGTCCATATATATGTTTGATCGCTAGGCCCTGGAATTCCTGATACTAATCTATTATTAGAATCAAAATAATATCCTGACGGTGGGACAAATTTTACCAATGCGCCAGGTGTTATATACTTGACATTATTTGTCGAGTATGTGCCAATTGGAATTGGAGTTTCGCTACCATCAGTTATATTGTAAAAGTAACCAGTGTTAGAATTAGCGTCTACTGTACTATTTTTCCAGTAGACAGTACCGTCACCGGACGCTACATTGATAGTATATTGAGGATAATTTTGAGTATAGTATTGGCTAACGCGATTAGAGGACAACACTGACCCCAACGTGTCTGTCAAGAAGGTAATTATATTACCAACTGTATTGATAGTAAGAGACAAGTAACCATTCTCATCATCTTGCCATAATGCACCATCATTAGCAAAGCTGTTTAGACTAGAGTATTTCCCTGTAGGGTCTAACAAGTCTAAATTCTTAGAAACACCAACTGAACTGCGATTTATCGCTTTAGATTTAATAATAGAACTGTATAAGGTATATGGAAAATTATTATAATCTTCACCATTAACCATACGGTTTTGAGTATAATATCTAGTAGGAGCACGTTGTTTAATTTGTGCTATAGGCTCACGCGCCTGTGCATTAGATACCGGCAGTTGTAATGAAAGACCCAAAGTTAATATCTCTGTCTTTCCCAATCTATTCAGATAGTTAAAGGATACAGTTATACCTTGCATTTCTAATGGATCAATCGTGTAAGTCAATGCATTACCAAAACGTACATATGCTCTATATGTACCTACAGGGATTTCGCTAAAAACGCCGTCACCAAACACGTAACTTACTTGATCGTTAAATCGTGATCCCACAGAAAATATTTTTCTATTACTAGTTTCGGTCTGAAGATACGCATCTGCATATATATTTTCTACTTTGTTCCACAATAATCTAGTACCGTTGTTGGTATTTAATTGATACAACCAAGTGTCTGTGTTATTGACCCCTTGAATATCGATATTAACTACTTGATTAGCAATCTGTTGTTCTAACGTAAAATCATAATTTTGTAGGCTACCTTGTTTAAAGTAAAAGAAGTAACCGGTGTTAGGACTACCGTAACCTAACTTATCATTACGATATAGCATGTTAAATAGCCCAGAAGGAGCAGGAGGTATTTCATACATGTAGTCAGCATCTACACTAGTAACACTGCATAGCTCAAAACCCATTGTAATACCATCAACGGTTGATGTAAATGGTACAATAGGTAATGCTGTGTTTGGAATTCTTAATGTGTACTCACTAGTAACTATTCCTAATAAATCTGCCACATTAGCAGGTCTACCTATTCTTTGCGTATCTACTAATGCAGCATTGATGATAGTATTAAATTGTTCTAACCAGCTTGGGTTCGCGGGATCGTTCCAAAGAATAGGTAGATTGCTTAGATTAGTACCGTTCAAATCAGTCAAACTTTGTGTCGTTTGTATGTTAACAACTTTTAAATATCCCTGTGCCGCTAAATTGCGTTTTGGTGTGTAGCTAACCAAATTAGCAAGTTTAATTACGCTGTCACGGCGCTCTGCCGTATCAATGAAATTTTCTCTAGTATTAAGGTCATTACGAAAAGCAAGACCTTGCCCCATGAACGCGATAACATCTAATAGAGCAATGAATTCTGAACTTTCAATGTAGTCATTGAATGTTTCAGGGTAATATACGCGCAAATAGTCTATGAAACTTTTACGTAAAGTCTCATAGTCATAGCTTCTAAAATCAGCCTCACGGAAGGTTTGGTAGATTGCTTTCCAATCATTTACTCCAAACAGTGCGGATTGTCGTGAACTTGTAGCCATAAGTATTCTCTTTTAAGTATTTATCATACCTAAAAAGTGCGGTTTTTTAGGCTACTGAAGGCTAGCACTGTTTGTGCCAGAACTTAGAAACACACTTATCAATTGTGCTTGGTTAAAAGGAGCTACTGCTATTTCTAGTTCGATAAGAATACCATTTTCTTGAGGGAACGCTTTAACAGAATTCATGATAAGTCTAGGATCTAAACTAGCTACTCTTTTTACTTCAGTTTCTAATTGATATTGAACATCAGGTGTATTGGGTTCAAACACGAAGTTCCACAAGGTAGTGCCATAAGCGGGATTTCCTACTTTTTGACCTTGCTGAATGTTAAGTGCGTTTACAAAGTCTTGCAGAACTAAATTAGTATCTACTAATCTGAACTTCTTTCCAGTGTTAATGCCTTTACGTATCGAACCCACGCCACCATCGTTACCTGTTTCGGCATTTGTAGTTTTTGGCTTGTTAGCCCCTATTGTACTGAATCCTATATATTGTGGCATAGTCTATTATTTATTAAGCGGAACCAATTATATTATCAATAGAAACTAATTTAGATTCTAATTGATCAACCAATGCTATCCATTGCTGTCTAGCAGCCTCTAATTGCGGGTCACCCCGGGGTAATGTATTTTCTAAGTTGAAATAGTTCTCCTCTGCATTGTCTATCTGATCAGAAAGGTTAGATATCTCACTAAGCATTCCATCTACTTGATTATTTTGTTGTAATATGGACTGTAACTGCTCTGCCGCAGATTCTACTACTTCTCCGAAATCTGGAGCAGGAATTCTAGGATCACCTAGCAATGATGTAACCTGTGATTGAACTTCACCTAGTGCATTAGTATTAATGCCTATACTAGGCATTTTAATTGCAGATGCTCCGCCAAACCCTATAGCTCCCATTGCAGCGTTTAATTCGGCTGATGCCCCAGGTGGCAATCCACTAAGCGCAAATGAGGTTAAGCTCTGACCGGTAGTCTGTAACTTACTAAAACTATTTGATAAAGAAGTTCCACTCAAGCCTGCCAAAGTACTTAATCCCGCAGCACCAGCTACGCTCTTAGGGAATGCAATATTATTCAATGCTGAGGTTACTGCATTTGTTACCATTCCGCTTAAGTAAGGATTTCTAGGTATCCCTAAATTACCTAATGATTTGTTTACTAATGATCCTACGCTCAGTGGACCTCCCGGTAAAGAGAACATTCCACTAGCTTTAGATGAGTTACTTGTAACACTTACTATTCTATTTGCTCCACCTATTAAACTATTAATAGACCCAAACAATTGACCTATATTTTTGCTAGTCATCAACGTGTCAGTAGCTCTCAGTATTTGACTGGTGCCACTTAGCGCAGTGTTTATTTTACTAGTAGTTTTAGCTAGATTCTTGTTGCCAAAAATTCTACCTAAGCCACCAACTGCACCTAACACCCCGCCGATGCCGCTTATTGTCTGCAATGTATTTCTACTATTAC